CTCTGGTGAATGCAGTAGGGGGTAGGCTACTGGGAGACTGATCGGTAACTACACCTACGTCTGATAGCTGACGAAGAGGGAGTATCTGACCCATAGTTACATAGTCGCTTCTGCAATGATGTCTTGGTCTGCACTGAATGTTCCACTACTAGATAGCTTGTATCGAGTCACGTTGTTGTACTTGATGAGTAGATCAAAGCCAGAAGTAGTTATCGTCCATATTCCGTTAAACGGATGTGGAGCCTGTAGCTTTACTGTATCTGTTTCTACTTGGTTGAAAACCACGTTATCAGAAGTGCCTAGATCAATCAGATTTCTTATTTCTTCTGCAGTAATACCAGAGTCTAATACAGGTGTACCACTGGTATTCTTAATAGCAGGTGTATCTGCACTTTCGATTGCGGTGACTCTTCCGTCTAGACCATTGAGGACTGTGTGACTAGCTGTAACCGCATCAGTTACATTAGGGAACGTCTGCTTAACTGCGGTCTTGATCAGATTCAGATGGTTGTACACTTGTGACAGTGGGTCTGTCGCAGGGGGGTTCTGAGGATTCAGATCGTCTATGTGTTGGACGTTTTGTTCGATAGGCATAGGGGTTAACCTGTGTGGAAACTTAGGCTCTCTTTAAAAGGGTCAGACAACAACAACAACAAGCCGAGGGTTTAACGGCATTTTTGAAATCGACTGACATTAGACCCATTGGGGGTCAATTTTGCAGCTAGGAGTCCCAGAATTACTGGTGATCCTTATGTCCACTAATTAGAGTTAGTGGTAACAACAGGGGAGACTAGGGAAGACAAAGATAGTGCCCTACCCTACTCCACTGACATTTGACATTTAGCTGACATGAGTGAAATTTTTTGGTGTAAGGGGATATTTTTTAGTTGAAAATAGGGACATGGCTCAAGACCACCATAGTCAACCATAGTCAACCATAGTCAACACATGTCAACTAAAGCTAACCATAGCTAACCACAGTCCACTAAAGACCCCATAGAAGGCCATAGAATGCATTCTAAGGCTACTATAGTGTCCATAGTGGTCTTGGGTCTAAGACAAAGGAAGTAGGCTCTATCGGAGTAAGGATGAGGGGGAAAACCTTAGTCCTCTAGAGCCTACTTGAGGGGAACATGTGCTTGGCTATTTTCAATGGTAATACTAGTGTTACTAGTGCTTACCGCACCGCGTGGCGTATCCACACCTGTAGTTTCTCTGAAGGGTGGACAAAATAAATTCACATGTTTTTGGTGGGGGTACTATAATGATGAGCGGTGGTGGTAGGGGGACTGTGTAAGTAATCCAGTTCCACTTATGTGTGGTTTCCTTCGTGGATGCTGCATGTCCTCTTACCACCATCCTTTAATGCACAGGGTAGTGCTGTGACTATGTTTAATGTCCTAAGACATAGTTGCCATGAAGTATAAGCATTAGTTCATAGTCCTCTTAGTTAATATAATAGTAACTCCATCCACTATTAACCTAAGAGGTATCCTTACACGATGAACTTTGTAATCTTCACTACCCTTGTGCTCCTTGTGTGTATTGCTATTGATGACTTGAGATTAGCTTCACCAAGTACCACTGCGCTTTTTGTAAATCTTCTAAGGGCTTTCCCTTTCTCTCGTACCTCCAAAGATATTTCATAGCAGCACCTTTGCAGTAACCTCTGAATGCTTCTGTAGACATTGATTCTTCAATACCATCGATACATTCAATCTTTCCATATGTGTAGTGGCTAGGGTGGTTAACCATGTCTGGGGTCATACCCTTGACCTTGTCGTAATCACCTCTAGCCTCTACTGGGGGAATGGGTTTCTCGATAGCTGGATACTGCTTCCTTAGTCTGTCCCAGTCTTCACGACTGGTTTCTCTTTCTATACTCATAGCTTAACTTTCCTTCCGCAGTTTCTACAGGGTCTAGTGTATTTGGTGTTAGCACGATAGATGGGCCTAGGACACTTGCAGTGCTCTTGCCAAGCCTCTTCCTCTTCTTTGATTGTCGGAAGCAAGTACTTGGCTCTGGGTTCTTGGAACTGTCCGTTCTTACGGCCTATCCACTTCTGGTCGTAACTAGTTAACTCCATGTGCTTCGTTCCAGTCTTCTGGAGTTGCACCAGATATCATGAACTCTCTCTCATCAGCAGTAAGGTTGGGCATGGCATCTTGTATTAGCTTGCCGTTTTCCCACTCTTCGATCTGATCAGTGGTGATGTCGAGTAACATGCTGTTGACTTTGCCAGTGTATAGGCTGGTTTTATATATCAGTATCATAATTGGCGTATCTCCATGCTTTTAAATTTGAACTTATCCTCCACTGCATCCTGTATTGACTCAATTATTTTTGCTCCCTGCTGTTTCTCAAGCAGTATCTGATACAGATCATCGGGGAGGCTGTTTTTGTAGCGTGGGTCTAAGGCTATTAAATTGTCTTTGTCCAGATCAATACTAAGAACTATCTCAATTTTCATTGTTTACTTCTGACTCTGGTGGCTTTGGATTCTGCATGTCTTTTAAAGCTTTGGCCGCTTTCCACTTGTTAACGGCTCTTCTAAACCGCCAGCGATCAACTAAACCAAAATAAAGACGGAAAGGCTCTTGGACACGCTCGAAACCCTCACTCAGCTCAAACTGATATAGACTAGGCGTATGTACTAAATAGCCTTCCCACCCATAAAGAGCATCAAAGTCATCTGGGTTGACCTCAAGTTCATTTATTACCCAAGCTACAAAATCAGATGTCTTGGGCTTACTATTTTTATCCACTATGTTTTTCATTAGCTTCTCCTTCGCTTATTTAGTTAATGGTTTGGTTATACAACTGGACTCCAGAGAATCACTTCTTCTTTCTCTGCATCCCAATCAGTTGATCGGAGTATCCTTGCACAGCGAGACTGAACCAGTGCTTCCTCTCTAGACAGCCCTGCTTTGATGTACTGCTGGGCTACCTGCTCCCAACTGGGGTAGTTACCCAGAACCTTCTCTGCTGTCTTAGGGCCAATGCGAGGGCATCCAGAGTATCCATCAGTGGCATCACCGACCAGACACTGAGTCAGAAACCAGTGGTCTGCCTCTTGATCCTTGATCTGGAGTAGTTCATCAGCCATAGGTCGATACAGCTTACCTGCTATCGTCTTCATGTCTTTGTCATCGCTAACGATACATGTAGGTGCGACCTTGCTAGACTGAAGAATGCCCATGACATCATCAGCTTCTAAGCCGTCTTGGCTAAAGCATGGGTAAATTTGGTAGCACCACTCGATCATGGCCTTGTAGCCGACAGGCTTGCGTGTCTTTACTCGATTACCTTTGTAAGTTGGCAGCACTTGTTTGCGGAAGTTGTCGCCTGTAGTGAAACAGACGAGAATCTCACTGCTACTTAATCGCTCACAAAAGTCTCTGATGCGCTTGTCAAATATCTGCTTGGCTACTTTAAGATCAGTTGACAGTGACCAAATATCGTCACCCCAATCGACTTCTTCTTCGGCAGCTGCACAGGCTTGAAAAAGGTACAGGTCACCATCAATCAGTAGGGTGGTCTTATCACTTACTAAGTTTTGCAATGCTTTCATCTAGGCTCTCCAAAAAATCTATTCCTTCCAATGTGATTTGCCAGTAGTTAGTGAACATATCGGGGGCCACTTCTAGCGACACAAGGCCCTTACAAGCGCAAACACCGATGTGCCATGCTGCTTGTCGAGCGAAGTTACTTTTAACTGTAAACGGCTCTCTATGGGCCTTATCGAGGACAATCCAGAATGCAATCATCTGCTCTACATTCTCATCAAAGGGAAGGTCTTTATCAGTGGGTGTCACTCCAAGTTCTTCCCACACTGTATTCAGACTCGATTGGGATTTTGAACCCGAAATGAGTGCCTGCTTCTTTCGCCATTCTTCCAGTGATATTACCGACATGTTTTGCTACCTCTTCGTCACGGCAGGCGATCTGGACTTCATCGTGAATCCATCCAAGAATCTCTGCATCTAGGTTTTGGTTTTTGATTTCGTTGTGGATCAGCTGCAGCCACTTCTTGCACACAAGCGCACCTGCCGACTGCAACAGTTGACTGAGGCATCTATGGTCTGATCGGACAAACAGCTTGCGACCATCGATACCTTTTAGATAACCTCGGCTGTCGTAGGCTCTCTTCAGTTCGCTTATGAGCTGCTTGAATGCAGGGATAGATTGCATAAAGTCTCTCTTTAGCTTTCTTCCTTCTTTAGCACCACCGCCTACCTGTGCTCCCACCAGACCATCACCACCGCCATACATCACGCTGTAGATAAATGTCTTGGCTGATGCACGAGTCGGGAGACCTGCTGCCAGCTGGTTGTAGGTATGAATGTCGCCTTCAAGTATCTGCTTGGCGTACTCACCGCCATCGTTTAAGAAGTGTGCAAGACAGCGTAACTCCAGACCGCTCAAGTCACTGCCTAGTAACACCCAGCCTTTTGGCACAGTGAATAAGTCTCTACACTCTTTGCCATACAGAGCGCGTGTACTAGGTACTTGTCCTAAGTTAGGGGAGCGGTGTGATGCTCGACCAGAGACAGTGCCTTGGGCAATAATTGAGTGTCTGATGCGACCATCTTTGTCACAGACCTTGAGCCACCCTTGGCTACCCTCGGCCAACATGGCGATCCTCTTCTGAATCAAAAAGAACTCAGCCAGTTTCTTGGCCTCGGGGTAGGGGAGTTTCAGTAGAATCTCTTCATCAACCTTGGCATCACCGCTGGGGGTAAACGACTTAGGTTTCCATCCGTACTTCTCGACCAGACATTTGTGGATGTGCTTGCGACTGTTGGGATTGAACTCGATGACTTTCTTTTTGAAAAACACCTCGCCTTTCTTGTAGCCAAGAGTCTTGTTGTCGCGCTTAGGTATAAATGGCGTTTCAAGTTCCCAAGGCTCAAACAGTGCAGCCAGTTCTTTCTCAAGTTCGATGCGCTTCTTCGCCAGATCGGCATAAAGTGCATTGGCTGCATCGACATCGAATGTCCAGCCGTTGTTCCCTATCTCGTCACAGATGGTTGCCATCTGATGCTCAAGTTCAATACTCTGGTCACTGAAGTCTTTCGCATCAGCCATCAGCTTCTTATACAGCTGAAGAGTGACATGAACATCCTGTTGACAGTAGTCAATCATGTCTTGATTGCACTCTTCCCAACCACCGCTGTAATCGCCTTTCATTGTGCCCATTCTTAGGCCCCAAGCCTTTAACGAATGGCTGCCCCATAGTCGCTTCTGAAAGCCGTCTGGGAGCGATACGGAGGTGGCATCCTCATTCATAAGGTCGGCATGTAGAAGCCGTGAGAGGACGATTGTGTCGGTTATTTTGGCCTTTGTGTCCCAATCTGGGACTACCTTTTTTATGGCAGGGATATCAAAGTTAATGATGTTGTGACCGATGATTTCATCAGCCTCACTGAGCAGAACCAGTGCAAGGGGTATATCGTCACCATGATAAACGCTCTCACTGTTTCTTCGCCTATCGTTGTTGTCGATCTGGTGTAGACCGATACAGTGAATCTTGGTTAGGTCATCGAGTAGACCATTGGTCTCTAAGTCAAATATGTACCTAGCCATGACGTAATACCTTCTCAGCATTCAGTGTTCTGGTTCTGAAAAAGTCTCTGTACTTAGGGAAGTTCGCACCGAACAATCGCGCATAGTAAGGTCGATAGTTGTTGTTCAGTTTGAAGTCCAACTTATCGTTAGTTTCAATATCGGTATGCCATCGGATACGCTCAAAGATGGCGTAGGCACTGTAGCTGGTTCGACCAGTTTTGATTGCAGCTTGAGCATATCTTTTGAACAGTTCATAAACGTGGGGGTTTTGCTTGTGGTACTCGTGAAAATCAGCTTCTAACTTAGTCATAGTGCTTTCCTCCTCAAACAAAGAGATGCTGTTGAATTGGTGGTGTGGGCGTTAATAATTGATTTGATGGGTCTTGAGATTCGACATCTTTGTGCGTATTGATGCCTTTTAAAATGTGCGCGATGACATCAACTGTCCATCCGTTGCCAAGCATTTTGTAGCGTTGGCTGTTTGACACACCTTCTGTGTAGTTGTCTGGTACTGTCTGGAGTCTTTCACACTCTAATGGCGTTAGCTTTCTATAAGTATGTTCGCCAGTTGCTGCCTTTGGTTCTCGGTTACCGCCAGTACAGGCATTCAGAGTGGGTGCTTTACCTTCTGGGCTGTAGATACGCTTGAGACAATCGTGACCATTTATATTAGTCGCGTGTCCAACCATAATAAGACCATTGTCGCTAATGTCTTTTTGGGCTTTTGTATCGTCAAACTTATCTTGCTCTCGAACATCAACATAGTCTTCAAGCACATCCTTTAGGACAATACCTTTGTCGGCAGGTAGGTCGTGGACTGGGATGTTAGTCCAGTACAGCCTGTACCTGTTCTGTGCGCTTACTAAGTTGCTGTTAATTGCTATGGGCTGTACACCAAGGAATGTAGAGATAATGTCTTGAGCCTCTTGCTTCATTCTTACGTTTTCGAGCAAGAAGTACTTTGGCTTGCACTCCTTTAGCAGTCTTTCAAACTCGAAAAAGAGAACTGAACGTGGGTCTTCAAAGTTCAATCTGTTACCTGCGTAACTAAATCCTTGGCAAGGAGAGCCACCCATCAACAGGTCAATCTTTGGTAAACCATCGCCACGCACATCTCTCACATCACCAATCTGCTGTGTCTGAGGGAAGTTTTTTTGTGTGATTTTTATAACATGGGGGTCAATCTCAGATGCAAAGTAGTTATTCACTTGGATGCCTAGTTTTTGAAGCGCAAGCTGACCGCAAGACATGCCGTCAAATAGACTTAGCACATTCATTGTTTACTCCTTTTAAAATGGGGCATCGTCAAAGTTGGCATCGATAAGCCGACCTGTAGCCCTGTTGTATTTGAGTCTCCCTGCCCATCCGACTTGACCAGTGAATCGGTTCTTCAACACGACAATGTCTCTGGTGTCATCTGTGGGGTCTTCGGGATTTACTTGCAGACCAATACACTGGTCACTGAGTTGAGCGAGGCTGTGAGAGCCTCTAAGTTGCGAGAGAGATACTTTGCCACCTGCCTCATGTCCTACCCCTTGGGGTCTGGTCAAATGGCTGACTAGGAATAGGGTGATCTGCAGTTCTTGCACCAGTTGCCTTAGGACAGTCATACAGTGATCGATGAGTCTTCTTTCATCGGTAACACCAGATGTAAGACCACTGACAACAATCGAGATATGGTCAAGGATGATGTGAGTGCATCCCATAGCCTTCACCATGTACTGGATGCGGTTGCAGATTATCTCTAGGGAAGTACTACCAAAGTGTTTGAATAGCTGTACATCGTATTCTCTAAACATCTCGCGGTGAGCATTGCGTATCTCGTCTTTTGTGTAGGTCTCACGCTGAGTGTCTTGCTTGATGTTCTTGTTCAAGTGCAGGCCGTAGAGACCAAGCATGGTTGTAGTCTCTGACTCTTCGAGCATCAACATGCCAACTTTCTGTTCGTTGGTGTGGAGGTGGTAGGCAATCTCTGAGACCAGAGTTGACTTGCCGACCCCCGACCCTGCACAGATGGTCACAAGTGTTGCAGGTCGAATACCTCTGGTGATTTCATTTAGCTTCTGATAGGGATAGCCGACACTGCTGACTACATCTTCTTTTAAGACATCTTCAAGTAACTCAGAACTGCTGACGATGCCATCGGGTCGCCAGTCTTTGGCCCTCCATATCGCATCGATAATCTCAGCTTCAGCACCTTTCTGGAGTGCCTCATTTGCATCCTTATGGCCTAGCTTGGCAATCTTGACCTTACCCACAGGTAGGGCTTCAGCGCACTCTAAGGCACTCTTCTGGCCTGCCTCGTCTTGGTCAAACATTAGGATTATTTCATCGAATCCGTTTAGCCAATCCCAAGCCTTCATCAATGCCTTTTTGCCAGACTGTGCCCCATTTGGAAGTGAAACAACTGGGTATTTGTTGCGTTGCACTTGGCTCACTGTAAGACAGTCTATTTCACCTTCGCAGACAATCAGCTTCTTACCAGTGATCCACAAATGCTGCCCATACAGACCCATCTCTTTAGCTTCACCCAGTATCGTGAAGTTTTTGTCAGCATCCCTAACTTTTTGAGCCACTATCTGCCCATGCTCATTCCTGTAGTTAGCAATCTGTACTGGTGTGCCTCGAAGTTCACCGACCTCATATCCAAACTTTCTACAGGTTTCTTCAGTGATTCCTCGCTTACTTAATGCAGAGACATCGCCATAGATTAGGTTCTTTTCAGTACGGCTCTCTGGCTTACTTTCATGATCTTTCATGATTTCACCCTCGCCACTGGTGTAGGTCTGACAGCCAAAACAGTAGGTGTGCCCATCGTCATAAAGTGCAGCATTGTCTTTCGATCCACAGTGCTCACAGTTAACGTGGCCCACAAAGTTTGAGTCAGCGTGTACTTTCTCGATCTTCATTTAACTACCCTCAAAAAAAGGGCCACCCCATCTCTGAGGTGACCCTTGCTCTCCTAGCTGACCTACTTACTTTCAGTCAGCCACTCTTCTGGGATCGTCTTGTGTGCGAACACAAAACCATGCTTCTCACAGTAAGAAGCGTAGGTCGATTTCGATCCTTTGTAGAGTTTGTTGTTGCAGTTACTAAAGACTAGCCGAATGTCGATCTCTGGATGCTGTTGCTTGATAAGCAGGTGTTTTTGTCTATCAGCGACAGACCAGATGCCTTTGGTTTCGACATAAAAAAAGCCACCTTTCTTTGGTAGCTTAAAATCGGGCGT